TGAACAAGATCAAGTTTAACTGGCGTGGAGAGTGGTCTAGCACCGCCTCATATCAAGTCAACGACGCGGTTAGCTACAAGGGCGCGAGCTTTGTCTGCACTGTCGACACACCTCTGGCTACTCGGATAGTACGCCAAGATCCAAACAACCTCGAGCTGCGAGTTGTAGACACTTTAGACACTGTAAGTGTCAACTCATTCGGGCAGCCAGTAGGTCAGACAGCCGCACAGCGTCGCTTGGCACCACTTCTACCAGATGGACTAGACCCACAAACTTTTGCAGTTACGTACAACGGAAGCGCCTACGTGTTTTCCGGAGTCTCGGGCACCAACCCAACACTCAAGCTTACGGCGGGCGAGACCTATCGCTTTGACTGTTCTGCTCTGCCGACCACCGCGTCATTTGCCCTTCGCACGGCGGCAGGCGTTACGACTAACAACCCAATCGGGGCGCTCTTCAACAAACCAGTAGAGGGCGTAGACAGCACAACCACCGGTCCTCAGGGTACTCCGTACTCGACTACCATCACCTATCGTGTGCCGACGTCACCGTCGATGACCAGCATAGTGTACCAGTCAGCAGACAGCTCAGGCGCGGTCGGCACCATCGAAATAGTGCATCCGGCCGACATGACAGCGGTAAACTCAGACTACTGGAAGAAGCTCAGCGGCTTCGGCGACGAGCAAGTGCTTACACACCAGGGAGACATCTTTGTAGAGGGCGACGCAAACGCGCCGCACAACCTACCACCGACACAGCCGAACTACATCCTGGAGGGCGGAAGCGCCTGGCCGAGCGGCACGGTGTTTCAGGTAGTCAGCCCGACGACGGGCGCGTCTGGACCGTACACAATCATTGCACGAACTTCTAAGACAGGTCGCAGCGGCACCATCAGCGGCAACAACCCGACGCTACGGTTGGCCAAGGGAAACACCTACTACTTCGACGTACGTCAGGTCATCTCTGCCCACCCTCTTGCACTGCGTACCTCTTCTGGCTCGACGAGCGCCCTTACTGGCACGACGAACAACGACGCCTCGGCCGGCATACACCAGTCGACCACGACCGGCACAATGATTACTTACACAATTCCGTCTAATGCACCGGACACGCTGGTCTACCAGTGCGTTGTGCACTCCGGCATGGTCGGCACCATTCAGACCACCGGCTCAGACACGGACCTGGTCTACAGGCAGCAGGCTGGACGTCCTTACGCAAATATTTCGGCGTCTAACTGGACTGCGTCAGGAGAGATTTCACCGACCGGAAACGCCAGACCGACTCAAGTCGAGCAGACCTTCTGCGTGACCGACATAAACATGCGCGGCACCACGTCCGGCTTCAAGGCCGCACAGCACTGGATTCTGCCGGGCCGCAAGGGACTGAAGGCCTCCGGCTATCAGGCCAACCACCCTCTTGGCTTCAACCACCTGTCTGACGAGTATAGCACCACCACCTACCCGGGACAGCGCTTCGCACAGCCGCAGTACTGCCAGATGGACCAGTGGCTCGAGGCCGACGAGTACATCTCCTACGTCAACGGCAACAACGGCGGGGCCTACTTCGTCACGACGAAGGGCAACGTCTACTTCACCGGCTACAACGGCTACGGTCAGTTCGGCTTCGGCGACACAATACGCCGCACAATCTTTATCAAGCAGAAGTTCTTCGGCCCGGGCACCGGCCGCACCGCACGCGACGTGCAGATGAACGGCTCCTTCACCAGCTCCGACGGCAACGTGAACACGATTCTCGTGCAGACGGTCGAGGGCGAGCTCTGGGGAGCCGGCCACAACGGCCACGGCGTCCTCGGACAGGGCGACACCACCAACCGTCCGTTCTTCGTGCGCATCGGCGCGGCGACCTTCAACGCGGGCGGAGCGACACTGCTCGGCTTCAAGTACTCCCGTCAGTCCGGCCAGGACGGCAACGTCATCGCCTGGGACTCACTCAAGCGCGTCTGGGGCTGGGGCCAGAACGGTACCTTCACTCTCGGCATCGGCAACCAGACACAGCAGAACGCGCCAGTTCGTCTGAATCAGCTGGAGTCGCTGTACAGCGGCACCCTCGACGTACTAGACGTAGCCATGAACTTCTACTCCGGCCGCTGCGTGTGCGCAATTCTCATGAGCAACGGAATCATCTACACCACTGGTCAGTCCGACCAAGGCCAGCTGGGCATCGGCGGCGCCGACTCACAGCAGTCTACAGTCTGGACGCAGATCACCATGCCGGCGGGCAAGACGTTCCGCAGGCTGACAAACTACGGCGCCGGCACCGGCACCTTCTACGGAATCACGACCGACAACTTCTTGTACGCCTGGGGCTACAACGGCTACCGACAGATCGGCGACGCGACGACCGCAAATCGTCAAGTAGCGACTCTTTGCAGTGCGCTGCCGACAGACTTCCAGGGCAACATCCAGCAGCTGTACGGCGAGGGCAACGGCGGCGGCTACGTCACAGTGTGGGCGCGCGCGACCATCAACGGCCGCACCCGCTGGTGCTCTTGGGGATACAACAGCGGCGGCACCACCATGCACTCTGACACCTACGTCCCAGACAGGTGGTTCACCGGTGCAGACCCTAGAGAGATCACGCAGTTCCTGCCAAACCAGGGACAGAGAATCGTCGACATCTACTACCAGTGGTACAGCACCACCGCGCAGGGCTGGTACCTGCTGCAGGACGACGGACAGATGTTCTTCGTCGGGTACACGGACAACTACCTCCGCGACGCGTCGATCGGCACGGCCAACTACAGCGCCGGCTCTGGCTACACGTTCAACTACCCTAGAATGGTCACCAACAGCAGGGTGTTTGGATAGTAAGTTCTACTCAAAAACCCGCGGGCTTACGGCTCGCGGGTTTTTTACTTTTTAGTGTAGGATACACAACATGGACGTAAAAGTAGGCTTTTATACTATAGCCTTAAACGAAAAGCAGTTTGTAGAGCGCTGGTACGAGTCGTGTAAAGACGGAGACTACCTACTAATTGCCGACACCGGCTCTACTGATGGAACAGTCGAACTTGCGCAGAGTTTAGGCATACACGTAGTCTCAGTAAAAGTGTCGCCCTGGCGCTTTGAGATCGCTCGCAACGCTTCGCTGGCGGCACTGCCGCTAGACCTAGACTACTGCGTGGCGCTCGACATGGACGAGGTAGTGCTACCGGGCTGGAGAGAAAACCTACAAAAGGCAAAGGAACAGGGCTGGACTAGACCGCGCTACAAGTACACTTGGAGCTGGGAGTCTGAGGGCGTGCCAGGCCTGCAGTACGGCGGAGACAAGATTCACACCAGAAAAAATTACAGGTGGAAGCACCCGGTGCACGAGGTGCTACTTCCGTACCCGGCGCAGTACGAGGTGCAGGGCTGGACTGACAGTCTAGAGATTCACCACTATCCAGACTCTAGCAAGTCTAGGTCACAGTACATGCCGCTACTGCACATGGCAGTACAAGAAGACCTGCACGACGATAGAAACGCTTTTTACTACGCCAGAGAGCTCTACTACCACAGACAGTACGAAGAGGCTATAGTGCAATTCAAGCGGCACCTAGCATTGCCAACTGCCACTTGGGCGCCAGAGCGCGCCGCTTCTTACCGCTTTTTGAGCAAGTGTGACCCGGTGAATAAAGAGCAGTGGCTCACCGAAGCTATAAAGACAGCGCCCGGGTCTAGAGAACCGTACGTAGACCTCGCGCAGCACTATTACGAGATAGCTGCTTGGCAGCAGTGTCTGGCCGTGGCAGAGAGCGCTCTACAAATAACTGAAAAGCCACTAGAGTACTTGTGCGAAGCAGAGGCGTGGGGTTGGAAGCCGTACGACTTGGCCGCGATCGCAGCACACCGATTGAATATACACATTAAGGCACTCGAGTACGGTAGAACAGCTTGTGCGCTGGAGCCCAGCGACGAAAGACTTGCTAAGAACTTGGCTTTTTACGAGGCGGCTTTGCTCGCTTAGCTCTGTTTTTTCTTCTTGCTTTTGCTCTTTCGGCTTTTTCAAGTCTAGACTGTCTGTCTAGATGGTAAGCTTCTACGGCGTTTGCACTAGTCCTGCTCTTCCAGCTAAAATTACAAGACTTGCACGTTACTATTTTTGCAGTTGTCCATCTTCCGCCGCCGGACAGCTGTATCACTCCAGTAAACAAATTTACCGGCCTAGCCGAGCACAACGGGCAGTTTGGAAAACGTCTTCTTCTAGTCTCTTCGCCAGTGTAGCCGACTGAAAGCGCTCTTCTTATCTCTACTTCGTCTTTTCCTCCCCACACTCCCCATATTTGTTTATGCTCTAGTGCCCACTTTAGGCACTGCGCTCGCACTGGACAGGAAAAGCAGAGGTTTTTAGCCGCGTATTTTTTATTGAATTCTTTTGAGAAAAAATAGTCAATCATTGTCTTATTTTCTGGCCTGGCGCAGGCTGCTTGTCTCTGCCACTCTAGTTCATCGGCTGGTCTACTCATTGTAGGATAATTGAACCACGGAAGTAAGTCTTCCGGCGTGTCATAGACGCTGGCCTAGCCTACATAACCTCTATCCAAGTTACCGCTTGCACGGCGTCTACGGTGTCGCCCAGCCTGGTCTCTCCGTTTTCATCGCACACAGTGCGCAGGTCGTCGCCGTCCACTGTACCCGCGTAGCCCAGCACCACTACGGCGCCGCTTTGCAGTCTGTACCCCTCGCCTAGGCCGGTAGCCACTCCATCTCGCTGGAGAGACGACGCGAGTGCACGCTGGACCACCTCATTCTCCATGTCTACATGTTCGTCGGTGCAGTACACGAGCGCACCGTGGACAGCCGCGATGTAACCGTGGCCGTCCCACTCCCCCCACAGCTGCTCTCCGGGGCGCCTATCCTTCATACTTGTGCCCCTTTCTGTTTCTTTTTGTGCAAATAAATAGTTTTAGTGCATGTTACTTGCCTATTTACCTGGCTTGTTTTAGGCATTTAGCCCCAAAAAAGCCACCTGGAGTCAATAGGAGAGTTTTAGTAGTCTTTAAGGTAATACGACTATACTGCCCACAAAAGTGTCCTATAACCAATCCTATGGCTTTTTTGGGCGGCTTACGGACTAGTGCTGCCTGTACAGCCTGCGGTCTACCGGCACCATGTCGTATATCCCAGCAACTGTTACAGCCTCACAGACGGCGCACACTTCTACTGAACCGTCGTTGACTTTTTCTGGCACTTCCACTCCGACCAGTTTTACACTGATCGAGCCGTTCTCAAAAACACCCTCTGGCTCCCACCGGGAGTGGGTGGCAAGCCAGCAGGTTTCACACACGGCGGCAATAGCTATTTGCGACGCAAAATTATTGTCTGCCATGCCTGTCCTC